CACTAAATAAACATAACAAAATATAACGACCCTCACGGGCTATAACATCTTTATGATGTAACTCATTGACTGTATATTCACAATTTTTGTATGCAAGTGTACGGATATGGGTTTGCACCTTGCTTTATACTCGCCAAGTTACGGAGGAACTTCTTAGGGGATTTGTATGGCCAATCCCTACCCGAAAGTTTGCATTTGAATTACATCGGCACATAAGCACCGAAAACTTAATCGCCTGTGATATAACACATATTTTAGACAACACTGGGCGATAGCGGTCTTCACGCTGTAATATCATCGTACACTTTGTATGTAAATATGTCAAAGGTCACAACCATTGTTTCGCTTGTTCAATCTGCATTTCCAATTCACGGAGATATTGTCCTTCTTCGGCTGTTGGAAGATATATCTCAGCTTCAAGCTGGCTCCAGTTTCGTAGTCTATCTATCGAAAGAGACATTTCTTCTTTTGTCAGGTCTGTAGACGACCGTAGTGTCTTAACCTTTCGGTGCAACACTTCATCATCTTTCTCGATGATAAACAGCTCTGGATTGCAATGTACCTTATAGTAGTTGCGCTTGACGTAATCGAGCGTATTACCTGTTCTCAAGGCGAGGTAGGACAACAGAACATGGAGGTAAGCATTCTGCGAGAGAGTGCGCTGCTTCTTTTCTGTCAGTTCTACCACCGCCTTGCGTTTAATAAGGCACTCAAGCTTCAGGCGAGCATCTGTGACGGACAACGGATTGTTCAAATCGTAGCGCATTGTCTATTAGAAAGGGAGGTCGTTTGTGTTTTCCGTTGTCGGCATCGGTAGTGGTGGTTCAGCGGCTCTATCCCTTGTTACGTTGTATGCCGTTATGCGATTGTACCACTTACCGTTATACTCAGTAGCGTCAATATCAATATAAACGACAATGTCGTCGCCAACCTTTATATTAAACTGCTTTATCTTGTCTTCACCGAATACGGTAAACGCAATCTTTTTAGGAAACTGACCAGGTATCTCGATGACATATTCCTGCATCGCCCACGGATTGCCAGTCTTTGTCGATACTCCGTTTTTTGCTTCTAATACTTTTATTATCTTACCTTTTATTTCCATTTTTATTCTTCTTTAAATGTTAAATACTGGGTTAATTCTCTCGTCTTCGCCCACAGGAGAAATTCTGAGAGCAGGCGACGGTTGTCTTGTTCCAACAATGAGTAATTGTAGCAGGTGATAGGGTCGTGTCGGTGAAACGGAAGTCCTCTCACGTCGTAGCCATGTTTATCTGCATCGTAGCCATCGAATACAAACAAGTCGAAATGAAAGGTGTCGAGACCGAACAACTCCATGTAAAACCGCCACTGGCACGAGTCTATATAGTCTTGGTCTGAGAAATTTTGCGAGAATTTATTTTTAATATCTCGTATCTCGGTCCCATTGATGACATCTGCGCACCCTGTAACGACGCAATCCCCGTAATCTTTGTATTCACGAAATTCGTGAAAAGCATTAGGGTATGCCTCTCGATATGCCAATGCGGTTTTAATCTGCATAATGTCGAGAACAACATCATTTCCTTCTACATCAAAGGAACGCCCGCATGGAACAGGCTCCGTAGCAGGCTTTCCTTTGAAAGTAAAATTACGCACGCCTTCTGACACCTTCTTGCAAACAGGATTTCCTTCTTCGATAATTCGGTGAACAGCAGTACCTATCCTCGTGTATACTGAGCCCTTAAAGGCTCCTGTTACTGAGTCAATGACGGACTGTTCGGTAATCTCATAGTTTGCATATTCTGATTGTTCAAGATAGCGTCTGAAGGCTTCAATCATCGTCACGCGAATGACTGGTTTCTTGTTCATGCTTCTTTTTTGTATTTACCGTCTGTCTTCTCAAAGATGAACCCCTTTTCTTTCGCCTTCTTGTTTACCTCGGCGGCGAAGGGCCTGCGAAGTTGTGACGGCAGTTGCATCCGTGCTTCGAGACAGGCATCGAAATCTTCAGGATTGACAGCACCTTCAAGCGATGTTCTAAGGTTTTCGAGTAATTCGTTAGCCTCACGCTGCGCCTCAGAATTGTTTTGGATGGCCTTTCTCACTTCCGTAATAATACCATCCATGAAAGTTTTGAAATCAGAGGACGTTACATCAGGAACCTCTTTCATTCCGAGTTTAGCTACGTTTTTGCCGACGTAGTTCTCTTGTGGTTCAAACTGAATAGTTCTCTTACCGTTGACGACTGAAACATATCCTACTTGGTCGGCGATACGGACGAGCAGGTCTTTAGACTGTCCAGTGCAGTCGGGTGAGTGTTTTATATTGTCCCCATCCTGTGTTTCTTTGTCGTGGCAGATAAACACGAGGTCTGCGCCATACGAGCGAATGGTGTTAACAAATAACTTGAAGTTATCAGCCATGTGCCCGAAACGCTTCAAAGAATTTGTCCGCAGTCGGCTGTCGCATTGCACGGCATAGGAAGCGAGAAAATCGTCGAGCATAGCTTTTGCCGTATCTACGATAATGGTTTTGTACCCCTTCAGAGTATCATACTCGGCCACGATTTCCTCCCACGAGGAAGCCGTTAGTGTGTCGATACGTTGTACTGCTCTGTCGAAGCCTCTGTCACTGTCGATGAGAATTGGTTGGTTTGCGGTTGTCGCAACCGAAGTTTTGCCTGCGCCAGGTGTTCCATATAGGACTATTATCACCGGACGCTCAGGCGTTAAATCATCTTTTTTAAGTATTGGCATAATTCTTATGATTAATTGTAAAACATTTTGTTGGCTTCTTCCAATGATGAGAATGCAGGGTCGAGATATTCATCCCTGCATTCTTCATCCTGATTTTCGTCATACGCTTCGGCTAAGGCTTCATAGTCATATCGGTCGGCGTAATAATCCTCCTTACTCATGTCCGAACACATCAACGATTTTGGTCTCAGTGACAGAAGATACGACGTAATCAATCATCGTTTTATCCATCACCTGTTTTATGTTTTTGTTTGCGGCCTCGAATGAAGAAGCCTGCACGAGATAGTTGACGGTGGTAAGTTTCTCCTTCTCGTTGCGCTCGTCGATGGTGATAAACTTCAGCTTGGCTTTATACCAATAGTCAGCCTGATGCTCATCGTCAATGAAGATTTCGCTGAACGGTGCAGCGTCGATTTCCACAACTCCGAAGACACCACTGATATAGTTTGCCATTTCTTCTGTCACGCGCTTCTCGGCTTCAGCGAACGAAAGAGCGTCAACGACATAGAGTTCTTTCACATTTTTCTGTAGTCCGTCCTCACAAGTCTTCTCGTAGGCGATGGTACAGATAAACCATTTTGATGTTACTGCTTTCATAATTTTGCTGTTATTAATTAACGTTTTCTTTTACACCAATTATCCGTTGATTGAAGGTAGCCGGCTTCCCAAGCCTCGGCAAGTGTGGCTTTCGGGTGTTCGTCAAGCCACTCCTTCTTTTGTTCGATATAACTCATAAGCCAAATAAAGTCATTTGCTTGATTGTGTGTCCGTCCTCAGTTTTATATTCATGTTTGCACTCGCGGTCGAAACGCTCACAGCCCTTTGTGAAATATTCAGCATCCAGTTCGCATCCAACATAGTCGAAGCCCATCTTATAGGCTGCTATGCGGCTCGACTGACTGCCCATGCAAGGGTCGAAGATACGGTCGCCTTCCTTGGCATAGTTCTTCAGCAGCCATGCGTACAATGCAACCGGCTTTTGAGTTGGATGCGTTCGTATCTCTTTATTCTTCATATCTTCTTGAAGCATTCCGTTCCACCTGTATCTGAACTTACGGACAGCTGTTTTGAATGATGTCCATGCAAGTTCGCAATCTGCAAAATCCCCCGTATTATCTTTATCCCACACAATCCAACAAGAAGAGTCGTAAGGCATACGACTGATGAAGTGGTTTGCACCGAAGATAATCTGGTCTTTGCTAACTCGGAATAGTTCGTTGAAAAATTCTTTCGGCATTGGTTTTTTATCCCAAGATTTCGCGGTGTATTTCGTTGCTTTCGCACACTTACCTCTGCTATGATTAGACAACCCATCCTCACCAATGCCGTAAGGAGGGTCGACCAAAGCTATATCGAAGCACTTGTCTGGTAATGTGCGCATATAGCTAATACAATCTGTGTTATATACTTCGCTTTTCATTTTTTCGTTTTTATAGTGGGAGTGGCGGGGCTCGAACCCGCGCTCATGGTCGTTACCAACCTGTTGCTCCTATGGTCTTTCTACATCAAACCACA